CCCTCAAAAGAAGGCCAAGCCTGTCAGCACCAAGTGCTTTCAGCATCACCTTTTCTGGCGTTTCTTTCTTGGCATCGTGTCTTGAGATAAGAAATTGAATGAACGTAAACAATCCATTTGAAGCAAGGATGCCCAAAAGTATGGTTTGTGCTATTGTCATAATCTCCACCTGTGTTTGCCTACTTTCCTGTGTACCTAATTGCAAGTTTCAGCTTTGACTTGAAAGATGATGACAAAGCTAAATCTGCTCTGATGTTCTTTGCTGATCCAATACCGCCTGTTGTGTTGGAATCTGAATACTTGCCATTTCCCATGTAATATATGATATGTTCTGCTGTGCCACCGCTATAAAGGCAACAGATGTCACCTGCTTTAAGCTGTGCCAAAGGGATAGCCTTGCCACCATTTCTGATAACTGTGACAGGCACACCAACCCATGAGGTTGCAAGTTTGTCTGCTTCAGCTTGAGATGCCTTTAACAGCCTATCCCATTGACCGCCTTTGCCACTTGAGATTACACCACAGCTACACTTGTTCTTTAAGCCACCACCATGATGCCAACAGGCAAATGAGTACCCAATACAGTTCCAACCGAAATAGTTATCATATTTTCTTCCTGTGCAGATTGGGCAGGTATGTGTTGCTGTTACCTTGCTCCATCTGACATAGTGGTACTTTTCATTTGAAATCTTCCTTGCCCATGCATTGGCTTTATCTACCCAAGTCTGTTGGGGAAACACCTGCGCATTTGCCCATCTCTGAAGTGCTTTGCAAGACTCCTTGCCGAAAAGACCATCTGCGGTCACTCCAAGTTTCTTCTGAATAGCCTTGGAAGTCTTGGTTGCCCATGCACCATCCTGTGCTACACCTGCCCACTTCTGTAAGGCTTTTACTGTGCCTTTTCCCATGATGGCATCAATCGCACCATTGTAGTATCCAAGCTTCTTGAGTGCGGTCTGTACAACAGCTATTGAGTTGTAACCAAATAACCCATCAATGACCAATGGCTTTGATGCATCGAATTTAGCAGGGAAGTGAGGTCTGTAGATGCCCTGTATGTATTTCACAGGTCTTGTTTTCTGTGCTACGATCCCACCATTTGTATTGCCCTCTATTGTATAGACCTCATCACAGTTCTTGCGCTCTCTGATGAAGCCAATATGGTCTGGCAAGCCATTGTGATTCCAATCGAAAAAACCAATGTCCATAGGGAGTGCAAGATAAGCAGGTATCATAGCAAGATTTGCTGAACACCACTTGATCGCAGTAGGACAGTACACAACCTTTTTTCCCCCATAAAAAAGAGGGGAATCATTCCCCTCATGGAAGATATACGTTACAAATGCACAGCACCATGCACCGCTTGAATTGCAGTACCGATTGAATACCGCACCACCCTGCCCAAGATGAGCCTGTGCAAGTTTAAGAAGTTCTGTGTTATTCGCACCCATCTTCTTCACCCTCTTCCTCAATGTAGCTGTCAGCAGGTTCTTCTGCTGTTTCCCACTCATGGTCTTTAAGTGCTTTCATCTCTCTTGTTATCTTTGTGCCTGTCGCACCCTCAACAGTAAAATCATTGTTGTAGTACAACGCAAAAGCACCTGCAATGATTGTGAATGCAAGTGAGATGATGTTGTACACCAAGTTGGCTGTTGCGTTGCCAAGATCCACCGCACCTACTGATGCTATGGCTTGGTTAACACACGCAATCGCAAAAGCTATGGTGCGTATCTTTGTACCTCTGTTCATTTGTTGTTCCTTTCTCTATCTTTGTGTTTTGCAAGGTGTTAAAGACTTCAAATACCACCCAAATATACAAGTGGGATAGCGTAAGCGCTCCAACAATATGTATATCCACCTGCATAGACATAGCTATTTATTCCTATTTCCACATTTGAATTCCCTGTTTCTGCGAACCCTATTACTGTGTAATGCCCACCACTTCCGTTATATGGTTGGCTTGAAAGTGGTATGAATTTCTTCATGGTAGACTCATTAGTTCTTGCAGTAAATGTAGAGTAATATTGAACCAGACTACCATTAGTTGAATAAGCATCGCATAATAGTAAATATTTTGTATTAGGCAAAAGTGTCAGCAGGGTTGGCGTGTTATAGTTACCTGCTGAACCAATGTATAGTTCATGGTGTTTATACAAAGTTTCTCGCTTTGTATAAAGAGTTAGAAAGTTCCGTATCAGTTTTATAGAATCTAACATATATGCCTCTTTTCTAATTAACTATTACATCACTATCCCAACCAAGTGCCACAAGCGCATCATATATTTCTTTGTCCACAGTGCCACTCGTTTGATAATCGGATAGGTCGAAGAGATAGTTGTCTGCTGTTGCTGTTTCTGCTACTACTAATGATTGGTCCATCTCTACTGTGTCATGGAATGTTGTTGGCATATTGCACTCAAATCCATCCTGTGATGCAGGTTGCCCAAATGCAATACCATGCCCACCTGCCAAGAAGTCTATAGTGTAAAATGCCGTTGCAAGTGTCTGTGTGATTTCTGAACCGCTACTATCTGAATCTGTTGGTGTCAATCCTATGGTATACGATTGTACTGTGGATAAATTACCGCCAAGAATCCCATACAAAGTCACAGGTGAGGTTGGGTTGTAGTTAGTCCAATCTACCGCATTGGTCAATGCTCTATCTGTGTACCATGTTGCTGATTCAGAAACACCATCAAGTGTTGTTAGTGGCTGTGTAAGTTTGGCTACCGCATTTGTGTAATTAATCGTAGCGGTGAGTAGTGCATATGCTCCCTCATCATCTTGCACTCCACTTGCATTTGTTCTTAAGACAGAAAAGGATGCAGATGGTGCAACATATTCCCCCACAGTTATTGCGGTGAATGTCTTTGTGGATGTCTGACCTCTTGAATCCGTAATGGTAATAGCAGGTGTGAATGTACCTGCTGTGTTTAATGGAATTGACAACGTACCACCTGTAAGGGCATCTGTTTCATCACCTGTTAGGGTTGCTGTCTGTGAGCCTATTTTTAACTCTGCGCTTGTAATGAACCCACCATACTGTGCGGTCAGTTCGGAAACATCCACGCTTGCGGTTGTAAGACCTGCGTAAATAAAACCCGTATTGTAGTAAGGGTCAGTACATTGATATGTTGGTGGTGCGTCAAGTGTGACTTTGATTGTTCCTATTGTCAAATAAACTCCGCTCGGACTTGTGTCTAACGCACCAAATGGGTAAAGCAATTCATATGTACTGCCATATTTACCAGACCACAAGGAAGAAAAATAGAGCCTGTAATCAACATTGACAGTTCTTTGCGTTGCGTTGCTCTTTCTAAAAAAGCCACTCGTTACTCTGTTGTATTCTGGCATCGCAACAGAGGTATTTGTGTTTGCGTTCAGCATCACAGCAGGGTAGTTCAGCGGTGTAGTGCTTGAATACTCGCCTGTGTTCCAATCCACCTGCTCCGCTGTGAGTGGTGTGCCTGTACCTATGTGGCACATAAGTTCAGATAGTATGCGGTAGGAAACGGCATTCTTCCCAGAAACAGGTGAATATTTCATGCTTACTGTTGCGGTAGGAATAATTATCCTTGTTGAATTGGCTACAATCTCATCTGCCGTTGTGTTAACAGTAAATGTCCAAGTTGAGGGAACGTAGCCTGCCCCACCACTATTCTCGGTTAATGTCTTTGTATATGTTCCCATATTCTTATCCTATCCATTTCAAGTTAAGATTGTTTCTGCTTGGACTCTGTGCGTTTGGATGTACTTTCCATGACCATTGACCAAGACCGCCATTAGCCACAGGAATGCCCAAATCCATCTGCTGAAGTACAACAGATTGAGTGATGTACAGTTGGTTGTTATTGATGTACGCTACTCTCTGTGCGCCTTGATAAAATCCAAGTTCTGTGCCTGTGATTTTTACATTGAACCCTGTTGCGCTACCAATGGTTGTTTCTGTGCCGTATGATGCTACAGTTGCACCATTAGCACCTATGATTTTCAAACCATCTGTGCTTATCAGCAATCTGTAGTCACTACCATCCTGTTGCAGAGATAATCCATCATCTGTCAGCGCAAGGTGGCTTGAAACATAATTGGTGATTGCTTCATCAATGTCTGTCAGTTCATAATAGCCTGTTACAGAATCACCAACATTCAGATTGGCAACTGCATATGTGTACGGATTAGTGGTTGTACCTGCACCGCTTCTGGTGAAGTACCACTTGCCATTTTCAGCTACCGCATCTGTGTCTGTGATTTGTGTATAAGTGCCATGCTTTGACAGCAGATCCAGAACACCTACAACATTCTCAACTACAGATAATTGCTGAAGTGCATTGTTAGCTGACGCATTGGCTGTTGTTGCAGATGCTTCTGCGCTATCAGCTGATGTCTTGGCTTGGTCAGCATAATCCCATGCTTCAGATGCTTTCTGCCCTGCTACTTCCACAAGATAATCAAGACCATCTTGCGCTCTGTTCTTGATGACCTCACCTGTGGTTTCGTCTTTTACAAGGTCAGCTTCAGATACTCTTACTTCTGTATCACCATCAAGGTAGTAGTAATAATTGAATTCCTTGTTTTTGTAGACAGTTTCTACTGTGCCACTATTGTCATACTCATATGTGACAGTACCATAGGTGGTTTCATCAAGGGCATCAGCAATATCTGAAGCATAGTTGGCTACATCACTCACAGATTTGATTGAGGTTAATACTATTGTGAATTGTGCTTTTACCATGTCAGTTCGTTTCCAATCTTACTGTTATGCTTATGTTCTCAATGTCCATGTCAGATGTGATTGTGTAAGTCTTGCCTGTACCCAACACTCTGGTAAGGTCATCATGGTTGTACCACTTGATTGTTCCTATCCTTGCCACAGTTTCATCAGAGATCTCTGTGCCGTACAGGAAAGTATGTGCTGTCAGTACAGTTGCCACATTCGTTTCAGTGAACACATCACCTGCTGATGAAGTGATCTGCATGGTGTACGCAGGTTTCTCTGCAATGTTGGCAAAGTCTGATGCAAGCTGTGCGATCTTTTCGGATATACCGCTATCCCTCAACAGGAATTCACCAATGACCGCTGTTTTGGTATCTTCTGCCACGCAGGTTTCGATTTGTAATAATCGTGCTTCTAAATACAGTTCACCCTGCTCGTCTATAATGTTGATTCGGTCACCAATGCGGATGTCTTCTGGCAATCTTGCAAAATCCACTTCATAGTTAACAGCTATCTGTGACTCTCTTTGCAGTTGCGCTCTTGCTTGACCTGCCAATATTGACTTGTCGGTGGTGTCAAACTCATATGATCCTACCCACAGACCATCCACATCAAGAACGCTTGACCACCTTGCCATTGCTGTCAGATTGCGCATCTGACCTGTGGTTGGTTCTACTTGGTACACATCACCTGTAACTGGATCTGTATATGAATAGTTGTAGCCAATAAGGTTGATTGGTGTATCAGAACCCTCTGGTGTACCGCCTGTAACATTGAAAGCTGTCACAAGGTCTGCTATGGATTTCTTGGTGTAGATTCTATCCAAGTCATAGTTCAGCCGTAACTGTGGTATGGCTTCTTGGTTGCCACGCTTCTGCGTTACGTTCAGCACTTTGGCTTCTACCTGCAACCTGTCAATGACGAATGAATAATATAATTCACAGCCAAATAAATTAGCCACAGACATCAAACGCTCTGTGGCTGTTGAAGCACCATCCCATGTGTACGTTCTTGACGATACAGGCGCATCCTCAATGTTCAATGACCAATCTGACGGCAGAAAATACCGCATCATGTATTGAATACTTCCTGTTAAGGTGACCGCTCCGCATTGTGTGTTCAGCAGGTCTAAACCTGCGTCCTCTGCGTACAGAGTGATCTCCTGTGTCTTGGTATCGAATTCTGTTTCTATAATCTGATACAGAGAATCATAGATATTGTCAGCATCTCCTGTATTGGATTGTTTCAGAATGAAGCACCCTACCTGCACAGCATCTTCAAGTTCTGCCCTTGTTTCTGCTGTGTATGAGATAACACATTGGAACGTATTAACACCTGTTTCTACGCTCTCTACAGTTCGGTCATCACTTATACGATAACCTGCAGGTAAGGTTGTTGATGCATGACCCAGAATGTTCAATTCTCTGTCAGCAAAGTAAATTATCATATGAATACCTCATTGTATTCTATTTCTATCTGTGGCTTGTAGTTAGGATCTACCCAATCTGACCATGTAGCACGAATCTGATTAACTCCATTGGTCAGCATGAATGACTCCCAATCGTTACCAAGCGCACCATACTGTGGTTCAAGTGTACCGCCTATAGAACCCTCTCTGTATATCTGCACAGTAGCGTCATTGCAATCTGCCTGTACAATATCACCTGCGGTGAACACATTAGGCTGTTCTGCAAATATCGCACCTGTTTCTCTTCTGAACAGGCAAGAATGTACTGCGTTGGTATTGAAAGTACCGCTTGAATACAGTTCTATTGTTTTTGATACTGTCTGGTTAAGGGCAGGTGCTTTGAATGTCCTTGTAGGCAGGTTGCCAATGTCAAAGCTGATTTCATCCCCATCCTTGTAAATCATGGAATTGAGATTGCTCTGTGTATAGTTCCATCCCCTCTGTACTGTTCTGACTCTTGCCACCCATTGTGTTGTGGTGACAGTTTTGTACTTCTTTTTCTTTTTCTTCTTCTTGGTCTTGACCTGCACTCTGGTGGTAACAGTAACAGGATCATAGTACGTTTCCTGTACATAGACAGGTGTGCGCAGACAATAACCGAAATGGTTGTTATAGTAGGACACATCAATGTTGTCTGTGCCTACTACAGTACCACCTGCGATGTATTCAACCTTGCCTGTTGTGCCATTGCCACTCTTGTCAATACGGAAACCCACTACAACATTGTCATTGTCATCTGTGACGTTTACACCAAATGTACCTGTCTGATTAGGACTTGATACACAGAGTCTTTGCACCAAATCTACTTCAAGATTTACCGCACCATCTGTGGTCTGTTTCAATGATCCAGAAGAACCCATGATGGCATAGCTTTGCGTCTGCCCTTGACCATTCATCCAATAGGTATCAGATATAGAGCCTACTGTAACATCACTAACTGTCCACCCTGTTGTATCAATAAACTCATGATTGATAAGAGTGACAGCAGATGCATATTCATCTCTATCAATAATGTCTGGGTTGCCAAGTTGGATGATGTTTTCATTGCCATCCATGAAAGCCACAAAGCCACAATCACCATCCTCTGAAGAAGAGCCACCACTTTTTGCACCTGCAAACTTGGCTCTTAAGACAGGTCTTGCAGGTTGACCGCCCTTGTATTCAATAGCGAATGTGGCAGATGTATCTGTGACCTCTGCATTGTCAAGGGTAAGAACTGTTGGCACTATACTTCTCTTGAATGGGTAAGCACAGTATATCTGCCATTCACCCTTTACAGATAACTGACCTGCTTCAACTTCTGCATTGAAGATCGGTATACCTGCAAAAAACTTGTCAGTTTCGTCATTGAATATGAAATCAGCTTCATCAAGTGACAGCAGGTTGTTGAGTTGGTTGAATCTTCTGCGGAATTCCCAAGTGTCTGGTGCAATAAGCTGAAACCCTATAGTGAGTTTCCTTGCAGGGTATCTCTTATACTTGAATGTTTCACCATCTGCTACTCCAACAGAGTAGGTGTTTAATTCCACCTCAAGTGACTCTCTGCCCTTTGTGTATAGCGTTCTGTAACCATCTACAACATTCTCAAGGTACTGTCCATTGATAGACACCGCTTCAGCAGGTAGTGCAGGTGTTATTGTTGTATGATCCGTTGTATCTCTGAATGTGTACATTTATCTAACACCTCTCAATCTTGATTGCCTTGTATCTCTTGCGTTAATAGCCTGTGACATATCACCTGCTGTTGCCTTTGCAAACTCTCTGCCGTTTATGTAGAGTGGTACGCTTATTTCATAACTTGCGGTTGTGCCGTACTCATATGCCAAGTCACCCATGCCCATGCTTGTCATTGATGGGATTGATACAAGATCCAATGATGCAAGTTCTACGGCTTTGGTCATTGATTCAATACCAAGTGCAAATCCCTCACCTGTCCATTCACCAAGCTGTCGGAATACCTTTGATGGTGAACCGATACCAAGCACTTTCTTGACAGCTTTAGGAAGTCTTGATGCCATAGCTTTGACTTTAGCTATAACAGAGTTGAATTTGGCACTAATACCATTCCACAGACCTGCAATCATATCTCTTCCTATACCTGCAAGGTTGCCCACACCGCTCTTTATCTTCTGCGGTATCTGTCTTGCCTTTGAAGCAACCGCACTTGGTATGGATCTGAAACCATTTGTGATACCTCTTAACAAAGCAACCATAAGCTGAACACCTGCGGAAAGTATCTGTGGTATTGCCTTAACAAATGCCACGATTATCTTACCTGCGATGCTTACCGCTTTGTTGGAAAGGTTGCTCTGCCCAGATGTAAGACCTTGTATAAGATTGGTTATTGCGTTCAGACCTGTGACAATGAGTTTTGGCAGGTTCTGACCTATTGCGGATACCAAGTCTAACAGCAAGCTGATGCCCTTGTTGATGAGTGATGGTAGTGCGTTGCCAAGACCTGTGACGATAGCACCAACCATTTTCATACCACTTGACACAAACTGTGGCGCACCCTCACTTACTTTGTTCATGAGGTTCTGAAGAGCAACAGACATTGCCATAAGGATCTTTGGTGCGCTCTGTGACAGACCATCCATGAGGTTGGATATGATGTCCATACCTGCTGTGATGAAATCACCTGTGTGTGAGGATATGGAATAGATAAGACCTTTCATACCATCCTCAAAGGATATTTCACCATTCAGCATTCCTGTTATGGTTTCACCAACCTTGTCAAAGGCAGGTACTATGCCTTGTATCAGACCTGCTATACCGCCAACCTTTGACATCAGAGAATCTATACCGCCCATGATGTTGGCAAGGTTTCTCTGTACAGATGCTTTCACATTGGTAATTGACATCTGGATACCTGCACCTGCTGACTTGGCTTGCTCTTCCCAAGACTTGAAACCATCACCACCATGTTCCATCAACTCGATCATCTTGTCATTGACTTGATCTATGGTGACAGTACCATTCTTCATCGCATCGTACAGGTCATTCTGCGTCTTACCTGCGCCAAGTGTAGCTTCAGCAAGCTGATTCATTTGTGCAGGTGCTGTCTGAACGAGTGCTCGCCAATCCTGTAGGTCTGGCTTACCCTTTGCCATAGCCTGTGTCCATTGGTTGATAGCTGACGATGCCTGTTCCGCTGATGCGCCACCTGCTGTCATGGCATTATTGAGCGCCAATGTCAGCTTGGTTGCCTTATCCAAGTCACCTACTACCGCCACTACAGATTTGGTCTGATTCGCAACCGCATCAAGTGTTGTTGGCAGGTGTTGAATGCCATCACCCAAAGTATTTATTGACGCTTCAGCTTCTTTGGCACTATAGCCAAGTGTCTGCATGACTTTAGGGAATTGATTCAGAGTATCAAATCTCTTCACAGCACCATCTACTGATGATCCAATGAGATTAAAGACGCTATTGACCGCCTTTTGCCCTATTGCCATCCAAGCGCCAAAGCCAAGACCTTTTTTAAGTTTTGAACCAAAGGAATCTGCCTTGCCCATCACCTTGTCAAAGGTTGATGACATTCCTTGGTCTTTAGCCGTTAATATGGCTTCTATTGTGTGTGCTGACATTTCTTGTTAGCCTTTCATTCAAATCTTTATATCTCTGCTTGAGGTCATTGATCGTAGTTTCACCCTTAAGCTTCTTCAGTTCCTTTGCATAATCAAAGAATGATTCAAACGTAGGGTAGACAGGTTTTAAGTTCTTGCCTACTTTCTTCTTGGCACTTGCCACAAACGTAAGCCACGCATTTAATGCTATGTCTTTCTGCTTGTCTACCTGCTTGTACTTCTCCGCTTCACAGAGCATTGAGTATTCCTTGATGGTCAACCTATCAACCTCATCAAGAGATTTAAAGCCGAAATATCTAAAACAGTTCAATGCCACCTCTTCATACAAATCTTCAAAGCTTACTTCTTTTCCATCTCTGTTAGGCTCTGAAGTTCCTTGTACACCATCTTGGTAGCATTGGCTTTGCCGAAAAAATCAACCACCTGTGCAAATAGTGCTTCAATGTCTGTAGCTTCATCCTCTATGTAGAGTTCGAGTTCTTTCTGTGTCAGCCTTGGATTCTCACCCTTGTTGGCTGTCATCAGTACATCACAGAGTGCTTCTACATCATCACTCATGACCTGTGCCATGAGATACTTTGCACCTACGTTCACAGAGTAGTTGGAATTAGGCACTTTCTCTGTTGCTCTGGAATTGATTGCTTTAAGGAATCCCATGCCAAAGTTAAATGCATAAGGTGTTCCATTCATCTCAATCTCAAATTTCATGCTGTCCTCTCTTTCTGCAAAAATAAGGGGAGAAGTCTGAACCTCTCCCCATCTGCATTATGCTGTCTTTGGTGTGTCTACGAATGTGTACTGTCCATCATCCTGCTGTGAGGTTGGTACAGTTACATCACCTGTTGCACCAGATCCATTGATACCGAATGTCATTGATACCTCTACATTGCCATCAGCAGGTGAAGAGGTTGTAAACTCGGTTATATAAGCTTGGTAATATGTACCCTCAAACTTGTTGCCTGTCTTTGGCTTGTCAAGGTTGACTTCCCAGACATCAAGAAGTGATCCATTCAGAATTGCGTTCTTCAGCTTTGGGATCATTACATCGTTTGCATCCATCAGAGATGTTGCTGTCAGTTCAAGTTCTGCTACAGAAGCACCTCTTACAGAACCATCCTTGGTTGCTGTTGCGTCTGCATCAGATGAAATTGACATCTCATTCTCTGTTGTGAATGCAATGCGGATACCATCAACTGTTGCTGATTCTGAATTAAGTCTGTACATATAGATAAGGTTCTTACCTGTTACTGCACTCATTTAATTCTGTCCTTTCTTTGAATAGGTAAATCGCAGACTTGACCACCCATGCATAAGTGGTGGTGTGGTTGTGTTGTCTGCCATTATCTGCTGTTCTGATTCGTTACGGATAAGTGACCACTTGTAGTTAGAGGTTTCCTTTAGAGTACCGCCCACATTCATTACATTGTCCATCATCTCTGACAGAGTGCCACGCTTCTTCTCATCGTTGTGCCATATATGCACTATCAAAGTCACATAGCCGTAATCGTGTGATTTAGCACTCCCAAATTGCTGTCTGGTATCAGCAAGATAATAGAAAGGGTAAGGTGTACCCTTTGGTGGTAGCTGTCCATCATAGGCATTCAGTTGCGTCTTAAAGTAAGTAAATAGTTCCTGTTGTGCTGTCATTTGTCTGTCACCTTGTCCAAGTCACCTAAATACTGCGCTCTTACACGCTCCAAGGATGGATCTAATATAGGCTCTGCACTCATATATCTTGTGCCATACTCTGTATAAGGGTTGTAGTTCATGGTTGCACCCACAGCCACAGTTAAGCCACCATCTCTTACCTCTGTGTTGATTGATGATGCTGTGTCACCTGTGGAATAACCCTTTACATAGGCATGGGTTGTCTGCTCTTTCATGTACCTGTTCAGCCTGTCACCATTGGTTTTGACGATGCGCTTGACATCATCCATAGTGACGTTAGGCTTCAAGGCTTTCACAAACTCATTCATGCCATTCAGCTTTACATTGATACCGCTCATACTCTGTGAAGCACATATACATCCTTGACTCTTTTAGGTGCTATGTAATCTACTTTGTACGCTTTACCGCCTATCACAATGTCTGTGTATTCATCAGTTATGTGGTTCTGGAATCTGGCTGTGATCGAGTCTTGCATGACTCCCCCATACACCAAAGTCATCATGCGCTCTGTTGTGTTATCAACACTCGCATAGTGTGTCACTTCACTAACCACACTACTTGAGTAATTCCCTGTTGATTCATCATAGACATCTTCCACCACTCTGAAGATTACAGGTGTATCAAACCTCATATAAACTTCAATCTCCCCACATAGTTGGATTCTTCCTGTTGGCTCTGCCATGCATTGATCTCTGAAAGATATGGCTTGAAGTCATCTTCATTGTTCCATGACATGGACTCACCCTCAACATTGTGTGACGATAGCC